CGTAACCCAGCTGTCATTTTCCCACCGGCAAGCGAACTTGGAGAAAACAGGTACAGGATAATGAAAATGAACTTCTTCCGCTGGGTAACACTGTCAATATTCGGTGGACATCCTCTCTCATTCAGTAACTTAACAAATATTTTATAGATTTCATGGATAAGGCTTTTGTCTTTCAGAACCGGGGCAGTCAAGGCATTCTCTTCTTCTGAAAGTTCTGATTTCTCAATTCTAATCTTTTTAAGGCGAATTATTTTGTTAAAATCCAGTTCCATAACACGATTATTTTAAAAGTAAATAGTATATTTGCATCATAATCGTGTAAGGAAGAGCTGATTCATGGTCGTGCGTGGGTTGGCTCTTTTTCATTCTTCCCCATTCGTGCTGACGAATGGTTTCTTTTCCAAATCATAGCAGGTGATATATACCCGTTTCCCATTAACATCACATAGAGCAAGGGCATATCCTTTCTCCAGTATTTTAACCGGCTGATTGTCGCAATAGACAGTACTTCCAACCGGAACTCTTATAAAATGACGTACTATCATTTGATTATCTTTAGCTTGTTATACCAGCGTGAAGAAAAAGGGAACCACCCGATTAGGAATGATTCCCCGAAAATGGTTACTTTGTATAGTTTGCTCATGGATTTTTCTTTTTAAGTATTTCAACACATTCCTTTATCCCATCATCGAAACCATGCTTATAGCCTTTAGTATATTCCCCTATAGTATATACCGCCATTGACAACACAAACAGGATGATACCTACAGGCTTATACCAACCGGGAAGTGATATAGAAAACGGCTTAAATGTAATTGTGAGATCTCCGACCCATAATAGGGAAATAACACATATAATTGTAAATAATATTGTTTTCATAATTTTCTCTTATTGATTTAACTCTTTGTACCAATAAGGTTTCGGGAACCTATCAGAGAAGAATATCTTATTCACTTTTTCAATATAAACATCAGATGCTTCTGGCCATAAATTCATCAGTTCATCCATGTCATTAACATAAGCGACTAAAATAAAAAATCTGTCATTCTCACCTGTACACCAGTATGGGTATTGAATGGGCCATATTAATGGACGATAATCTCCATCACATTTTTTCTTTTCTACAAAAAATCTTGCTCTAATCATTTTTATATACTTTTACACATAGAACAAAATCTAAACCTTTTGCAATCCACAGCATTCCTGTGATATCTATCTGCGCATGCAGCAAAGAAAGTGCAGTTATGACAATCTCTTTTAAATTTTTTCTTTTTCTTTACTTTAGGATATTTCATTTTTCACTCCTTTCTAATCAGTTATTCGTTAATTGGTAGTTTCATAAAGCACATCCACATAGTCTTGCCATGTCTTCCGGTGGTGTGACCGAACAACGGCTGCCGTCCGATGGCTTTCAATACTTCTTTAACCGTTATCTGGTCTTCATTCCATTTGAAAATGAGAACGCCGTAATTTTCAAGTACTCGAAAGCATTCATCAATTCCTTTTTTTATCACCCTTGGCCAATCTTCGGGAAGTTTACCATACTTCTTGGCCAACCAACTTTCTTTACCCACATTTAAAAGATGGGGCGGATCAAAGACTACCAGTTTAAAAGATTCATTTAGGAATGGCATATTGGTAAAATCAGATACAATATCCGGATGAACTTTCAGACTTCGACCGTCGCAAAGAGTATGCTCTTCATCTCTGATGTCAGTAAATAAGACCAAAGGGTTTTCTTTATCAAACCAAAACATCCTACTGCCGCAACAGGCATCTAATATGATTTTTGCTTCACTCATTTTATTTTTGTTTTACCTCCTTCCACTCACTTTCTATAATCACATGTTCACACTTATTACACCTATGCAAATAAGTTGGGAATGGTGCCGTTGTATAGTCCTCAACAGCTATTTCTATACTGCCACATTCCGGACATTCTATCTTTACCTCTTTGATACCGGGATAATCCCAAAAGGATAATTTGCCTTTCACGTCCTTAATTGGATTTTCGTAGAGAATAGGGTTAGCTAGTACCCAGTTATAAACTCCTTTCTCTGCCCAGATGGAAGGATGGTTTTGTACACAGTCTATTATCTCGACGCTTCCGATTATGGAGCCTGTACAAAAACTAAAATCTTTCCACTCTTTGTTTTCCGGTAATGCCAATAACTGCTCATTGGTAAGTATTGAATCATAGAAATTATCATAATTCAAAGGTTTACCGCTTGAATGAATCAGTAACCTCTGCCCTAAGTATTTCTTAGGGCAGCTCCAAGTACGGTTCTCAATGTCTTTAATACCATGGACTATCAAAGAGGCCCACGGCTGTTTTATGGTTATTGCTTTCATTTTTTATTGTTGTTCTTTAATATCTCATCAAAAGACGGAATAGGAAGCCATGCCAACACGATACTGTTTCCGTGAATCCATCTTTCCTTTGTATCTAAATTGCTGCTTCTACGAAACTTTTCTTTTTGAATATATGGTACGCCATAACGCATTGTCAAAACGAAAACTTTTTGTTCTTCTTCCGGCAACCGTTCCTTAACGCTTATCCAAGGCGATTGCTTTGACTG